TGGATTCGAGGCTGTCATAGCCGACCTCAAGGGTCACTGATGAGCAGTTCAAACTGATGTTGTGCGTTGCGATGGTCAGTTGTGCTGAGCCTTGGTAAACGATTGCCATGATGTTTTTCCTTTTCTAGTTAGCGTGTCGCTGTGAGTTTGATGGTGAGGTCGTAACAGGGGAGGTCTTGCGACCCGATCGTTGCGATGGATGGTTGTCCATTGATGACTGCAATGTTTGAGCCGAGGATCGTGTCCACGACGCCAAGGATGTAGTCGGTTGAGTCTTGGTTGCCGGGTGGCGCACCAAGGATTCGAATAGTGATTGTGACGTCGGAAACTTTGGATGTTGGGTTTGCACCAAACGATTCAAACGACGGCAACTCAATAAAGACTGTGAGCGGTCGTGCGTTGCGTGGATCGGTGACAGGTTTGAGTCCGAGCGCGGTGAGTGATGCGGCGACCGTGTTAATCGCATCGGTGAAAATGCCTGCCACATCAAGCTACCTGACTGCGTTTAACGCCGAGCAACTGGTTGACGCGACCCAATGTCATTAACGGTGGTCCGCTCATGTCTTGGAACGATGCGTAACTGTCTCCAGTTGTTCCGCGTTCACGGTATAGCCCTGCAGCGTAAAGCGTGGTTCCCAATAGCACTGAGCCATCGGGGACAGTGGTAAGACTGTCATGGTAACCAGCCTGCACGCGACGCTTGAAACACCAAGCGTTAGCAGCTGCGACACAAGTAGTTAGGAAAGCAGTGTCATTTGCCGTGGCCGACGCGATCCCAAGAAACTCTTGCACCGGGGCAACTGATGACAACCAAGTGCAGGACTGGGTCCAAGTTACGGTTCCAGTCGCAGTGTCACGGTTGACATTGTCGCCTGCGTTGATAACCAGTAACTGATTTAGAATCGTTACATCGTAATCGTATTCGTAGTCGCCTTGGATGCCGACACCGTGGAAGTAGAAGGTTGGGATCGCTTGCACGATGTATGTGCCGTTGAAACCGTTGCCAACATTTGCGACAACGATCGTTTGACCGATCGTGATGTCAGTGTTCTCTAAGGTCTGGAACACGGCAATACCATCTACGCGTTGCGCGTGTGTGACGGTGAATGTTGCCATGTTCCAGTTCCTTTCGAGTCGTTACTTGCTTAGGCCTGATCGACCATCTGGACGAACATATCGGCGTTCGCCATGAAGGTTGCGGCGTAGCCACGATAGGCAACGGTGCGTCCGAGTTGCGACGGAACTTCAACGCTGACTGCGCCCTTGTTCTGTTCGTAGAACTCGAATCCAGCAGCTGCGCCTGCGGCGTGTCCGATGATGAACGTGCCGGGTGTGGTGAAGTTCTTGTCAACGACGAGTTGCAAACCGAGCGGGTTGCCGTTCCAAGTGGTCGCGGACGATACGCCTGCGGCGTTCATTGGTGCCAAGGTTGGGAACAACGGACGGCCAGTCGAATCACAGAGGCTGCCAAGTTGGGCCCAGACGTCAGGGCTGACAAAAGCGTGCGTTGGCAAGTAGTTGCCTGCACTGCTGATTGTTGCGGCGGCGGCGTAGATGCCCGTGATCGTTGCTTGTGAATCGGTTGAATCCCAATCTTCGGTCTGTGCGGTTCCGCTGGTGATTGCGGTGCAAGCGAGAAGGTCGGTTGCCTGACCGTATGCGATTGCCAACTGGCGCAACACGATGTCAACGCTTGAGGGATCGGCCCAATCGATTGATTGTTCGGAGAGCAACACATACGTTCCGACGGTCTGCTTGTCAATGTTGTTGTTGACAACGGTGACAGTTGAAGGGTCCAAAGTAGCAAGTTCAGATCCTTGCACTGTCGCTACTGGCCTGACTGTGAGCACAGGTCGACGGAAAGTGGCTCCCATTGACGGCATTGAGCGTGCGCCGATTGCGGCGACCACTGGGCGGATCGGATCAAGCGAATCGTACAGGGGCTGAACGATCGGGGTCGGGAGCACACCCAAGAGGCTGGGGTCAGCCGTTACATCGGGCGCGGCCGCTTGGATGCGTGCGTTGAATTCTGCGAACTCGGCTCCGCCCTGAACGAACTTGCTGATGTATTCAGCAGCTGTGGGCATTTTGAATTCGCGCTTGGCGGTTGCATAAATGGGTTGAGTCGCAACAGCGGCTTCAACACTTGTGGGTTCTGACATTTCATCCTCCTCGGATGGTGTTGGTGGGGTTGTTTCTGTTGGGATTTCTTCGGTTTCGTCGGGTTCGTTTTCATCGTCTGCTTGCGCGGCGATGTCACGAATTTCGGCACCCGAGAATGCCGGGACTGCGACGAGCGATAACTCGACGAGATTTGCTTTGGTTACGACAGTCGCTTTCAAGTTCTTGTCGTAATGAGATTCAATGACATCGGCACCAACGCTGACGGCGTCGTATGCTCCAGCCTTCACAAGTTCAACGGCGTCAGCTGATGCACGAGTGCGAGCAAACGTCGCGGTAAAACCGAGGCCCTCTTCCATGTCGGCAAGAGCGTTAACGGTTCCACGCAACTGTGTGAGGTCATGTCCTTCAATAAGTTTGGCGGCTTTCTGATTGACATCAAAAGCACCACGCTGGAACGCGACACGCTGACCGCCTAAAACGGTCGCAGTGACTGGAGCCCACGGAACTGCAATTCCCGATATTGACGCTGGTGCGTCGCTTTCGGATTTTGCAAAGTCAAGCGTAGGCAGATCGGCGTTAAGTCGAATCATGCTGGCATCTCCTCGGATGTGCGTTCTGTTGCGGACGGTTCGTAGGGAACTTCCGCGAGTGAGTTTTCGGCGAGGTAGTCCTCGATGTCAAATTCAACGTACCGACCGCGAGGCAAAATTGAATTCATTGACAAGGTTTGTTCAATGCAGTCCAAATATTGTTTTGCACCAAACAGGTATAGGTCCTGTCGGGCTTGTTGCGCGTTCTGGTATGTATAACCCTGAACGCCAATACCGAGCAAGTAAGCGGGAACACCAGTGGCCCGAGACAGTTCTAACGCTTGGAATTGACGCGACTCAACCAGTTGTAGTTTGTTCGGGTCACTGGAGAACTCTTTGAAAGTCACAACCGAGTTGAGTGCGCCAATGGCACCTACCTGTCGAGCGTTACGCCATGCACCAGCAAGTTCAGACAGGTCCTCAGCGGACATTGGTTCTGATGCGTCGGTTTGCTGAAGCCACCCGGCAGCAATCTCATTGACTGCAAAACGATCCGATGATTGCTGAAGTTTTAACGCCGTAGAAATTGCGCGGTTGCCCGTGTAAAGCAAACCTTGAGTCGGTGCCAAGAACTGCACTACGTCGTCAGCGTTTAATTGAATGCCGTTAAAAAAGATTTCGTTGGACGGTCCGAAACGCTGGGCGGTCTGCTGGTCGCCCAAAGTAACCATTGCGGCGGGGAGCCATTGGAACGAAAGCGGACGGCCCGTTGCCTGCGACCGTGAAGTGACGAACCAGTATCCCGAGCCCCACAAAATGAGGTCGGTTGCTAATTGGGAGAAAATGAAGTTTCGAGTCACGCGCGGATCGGGCTGATCCATCCACTGCTCGTTTTCGAGGTACAACTCTTCGTACTCGGATCCAGTCCATTGCGTGGTGTAATGCTTCAGTTCTAAGCAACCGACCATTGACGCGATCATCTGAATCGAGCGCGCAACAGTGGGAACAGAGAGGGCCAGTTCTTGTGACGCCCCGACGGAGTAACTGTAGAACTGGCCCACCTGTGCGGCAGAACCTGCTGCAGCCTGTACGGGAGCAGACGCGAAAGCGGGGGTCGCATTCACTTTTTTACTACCGAAAAGAGCCATCACTTGCGAGTCTCTCACACTTTTTGGTCTGTGTTAAGTACCCTCAGCCAAAAGCAAAAGCGGCTTTATTTGACCGCACTGGTTTGGACGCAAGCATGATTCCCCACACTGCACAACGCGCCAACTCAATCGGTCCGGGTGACTTTTGCGAACTGAGAACTATGGAACCGCCCGTTTTGACGGCGACGCTTCGGGCGAAATGTTCGGCCAGTGCAATGTCGCCAGTGTGGTGTACGCGATCCTCAATAATCATTGAGCGACAGGCCGCAGTCCATTTGAGCAGTTCGGCATATCCGACGATTTGCATTCGACGTCGCAAGTCTGGGGGACAGTGAATTTCTAATGATGGGGTGACCGCAAGTTTCACAGTTTGGTCGTGCATGATCCGCACAACTTCCTCCCACATTTGTGCAGCTGATTCCACGACGAACGCGACCGACACGACAACGCGCCCGTCATCAAAAGCCGTTGATACTCCAACATATCGCGAGTCATCAACTGATGAGTCAATGGTGAGCCACTGGGTTGGTGGTGCTGGTTTGTCGGATTTGCGGTCGTTCCACAGGTTGATTGGCAAATAGGAATTAGTGGAATCCACCCACAAGTTCAAGTGACCTCGAATGAACGCTTGACGGTTCGGTGAGTCAAAAGCCAACTGCAAAGCCTTGGCAGTGATGGTCGTCCCGAGCGCGGGATTACTCCAGCCCCAATATGACCGATCCTCCAAACTGATGCCGGGTGGCAATGACCACTCAGCAAAATAGAGCGCAGTCGGCTGGCCCGAATCAATGGCCGCGATCCCCTGTTCCCTAAGTTGCAAAAGGACTGTGGAACCCTGATCGCCAGCGGTTGAAAACATCATCATCATCGGATTCTTGACCGCAATCTGCGACGGCCTCAAAGCCGTAAACACAACATCGGGTCCAATATCCCACACCTCGTCCACCAGCAAAACTGAGGCCGTTAATCCGTGAGCGTGAGCGGACGCCGCGACAACCGAGATTGACGATCCGTCTGGAAAGTTGATTCGCTCGTCACCGTTTTGCCAGCGAACTTTGCAATCAAAGTTTTCTAGGTCGCGGACAACGTCACGAAACAGGGCCATGCTTCGACGCTTTTGGTTAGCGACAATGACAATCGTTTGAGGTTCGCGTCGAGCAGCTGCGTATTCGGTCGCCATGAAACCAGCCACAGCCCGCATGACCAAACTTTTCCCATTTTGTCGAGCTGTACTGATACACGCCTCACGGAACACAAAGTCACCGTCAGCATCCACAGTCAAGGCGTCGTTCACGATCCTCTGTTGCCAGTCCATCAAATCAATATTGAGAACGCGCTTAGCCCAAGCAGTCAGGGCAGGACCAAAACTCTCACCGGGTGGAACAGGCGTTACCAACCGTGGCTCGATCCGCCCAGATATTGCTGAACCACCGCTGGTTCGGGCTGGTTTCGGCTGGTTCAGGCTAGTTGAGGGTATTTCCGAGTGGGGGCTCGGGGTGAGTCGTTCTGATGAAAAAGAAAAGGGTGTTTCCGTTTTCTTTTTTTGGGGTGGTTTGTTGGTCATTGTTTGGTTGCGTTGTTGGATTCGAGACGCGGTTTTCTTGTTGACGTATTGGGCTCCGCGTCGGGCGTTGCAACTGGCGCATGATCCAACGATGTTTGCTCGGTCGTATGGGTCGCCGCCTTGGTCTAACTCGGTGACATGGTCGGCTTGTGTGCTTGGGGCTCGCCTGCACCAGTGACATACGGGTTCGTCTTGGATGACTTGGGCCCGTAGTTCTTTCCATCGTTTCGTTGTGTATATCGGGTTGCCGCTCATGTTGAGAGCATAGGTCAAGGTCAAGGGATACTGACGCCCAAGCGGAAGGGCACCGCTCGGTTGTCCTCATCGTGCCGGGTGTGAGTGTGTGGTTTGTGTTCCCCACTATTTGGGCAAGTAGCCACTGGGAGCCGTTCTAGTTTTGTTCAGGGGACAACCATTCGCAATGTACGTTTGAACGCTGATCGACCACGATGCGTGATCGTCTACCCTCGTTACCGAGTGTTCCCAGAGCAGGGGTCAGATTCCTGCAAGGGCTAGTGAACGCCTCTGTGCGCTCTGATGGTGTGGGTTGTGGTGCTGGCTCATGCTGTGTCTACACACAAGCCAGCAGGATGGGACGCTACACGCGCCCTAGGTCATAGATCAATGAGGGTCAGGGCTGAACTTCTCGAGCCACGACAACTTGACCCATTCGCCGTTCAAACATTGTTCGGCAAACATGATGTCTGGGGTCTTGTAGAACTGTCCGTTGATCGTCAAGTATTCGACCTCACGGTTTGATATAGCGATAGCAAACACTGGGTGCGTGAAGTAGCAGTCGTTGCCTTGAGTTCTGATGCGGATCGGGTTGGTCGGTTGGATGAATTCAGTCATTAGGTTTCCTTGCTAGTCGGTCGCTTATTTTCTCTAGGTCTTTGGGCCGCCAGACGTGGACTTCCTCGCCTGAGTCCTCCAGTGCGTTGATCCAGTCCCATTGCGTGTTACTGACGACACCTTTAGGACCTTTTAATTCAACAAAGATGGTGCCTCGAAACGGGTGGGTCATGACTAGGTCGGGGAAGCCTTGGTTGCCTGTGTTGGGTGTGATCCATTTGCCCGGTCGCACTAGGGCTGGGTGGGTGTGCATGACGCGCCAACCATGCAATTTGGCGAGTGTGATGACCGCTTTCTGAAAGTCTGCTTCCAATATCTCAGCCACCGTTCATGAGCCGATCAATCAGTTCTGACGCTTCACGTTTGGTGGCAGGCACTGCGCCTTCCCAATTTTTGGCTCGAAGCATTGCTAGTTGTTTCGGTGTAGGTCCGTCGCTATTTGTGGATGTTGTCGGGCCCGATGCGGACAGTTCCCCACCTTGGCGGTACACCTTGACAACCTCCTCCAGCGACGCCCGTTTCTTTCCGCCCTGATACTGATAATTGGCAAGCGCGCGTCCGACAGCGGATGTTTCGCAGTTCTCTAACGCGCTGGTCTTATTGACCATGGATGAACCGCGCACTTCCTCCGCGAACCCTGAAGTAGTCGGGACAGTGTCCGCGATGTCGGCGTACAGTTCTGCTTTCATCACGATTCGAGTTCCGTCATCCACAACCAGTTCGGTCACGATGCGACCCCTGGGGCAGTCCTTCCAGAACAGTGGTAGTCGTTCGTCTACTGACGCATAATCGGCTGGGTTGAAACTCATGTCGGGGTGTCCTTTTCTTGTATTTTTACGAGGTTCTGATAATGCTCACGCTTGTAGCACTTGAAGCAATACACCGCCCAAGTAGACGGCGAATAGTGGAAAATGTTTGGGCCTTCAATCCATGTTTGGCACCCGGTACAGGTCCCACGGATCGGCTTACCTGCCATCACGAACCGAGGTTTCGGTCAAAGGCTCGACGCTGTTCGGGCGTCATCCTTAACCAGTTCATCAGGTCGTTCAGTCTTGCGATGTCATCTTTGGCTAGTCCTTCTAAACCGTTTTTGTAGCCACATTCTAAACAGACGCCACTAAGTTTTTCTTTCCAGCGAAGGTCGTGGTAACCCATTTGAATGTCGCATTTGACGCAAGTTTCGGGCGTATTGATATCAGTCATTAGTGACACCTGCGCCGTCCACGGGATCGTTCAGCAGCTGATAAAACGAATCTAGGTCGGGCAAGTTCGGCAGCCGTTTGTAAAGCGTGTCTGCCAGTTCCATGGAGCAGGACCGCCAACGATTCCGCGACGCTTGCATCAACTGAAAACGCAAAGTCCATTCGTCAACGTATGTTTGCAACATCTCTTTCTCAGTGCGTAGAAACGCGACTGTGCGTTCCATTTCTCGAATCTCTGCAACTGCGGCATCATGGTCCATCGGGGCTCCTATTTGATTTGTCGGTATTTGCCGTCACGGTACACCAGCGGTGTGGCTGGGATCGTGTCGGATTGTAGTTGTCGGCGTTCTTTCCATGTGAGACCGCCCCATATGCCGTAGCACTCAAGTTGTGTTGTCGAATACTTGAGGGATTCGGCGAGACATTCGGGACGGACCACGCAGGTGGCGCAGACTGCTTTGGCTTCAGCGATTCGGGCTTTGCTGAATCGTTCGCCCGGTTCAAAGATGAACAGGTTGAGGTCCATGCCTTTGCAGGCGGCGTGGTCCCACCAGCGAGTTAGCACAGGGACCAAGGTTTCCATCCACAACCTCCACCTTCAGCGATGTCGGAATAGAGCAGGTAGGCAAAACGCAGGTTCAGGGTCGGATCGGACATGGATTCTTCCATGGGCATGTCAAACAGTTGTTCAACATAGGCGCGATGGATCTGGTTGATTTGGGCAACACCGTGATCGTGGCCGTTAAACGACGGGTGGGTGTAACTGACGTTCTGACAGCGGGTTTCTTTCCACAGTAGGCGACCCAACTTTTCGAGTGTCTCAGGGTTGTTGGGCCAGCCGACCGAAATCGCGGTTGGAAACCATTCAGAGCATTTGTAATTAGATGCTTCAGGAATGACGGTCGTTGACGGTGCGGTCGTTGTTGTGGTAGTGGTCGTTGTTTCTGTCAGTTCCTCTGCGCGGTCCTCTAGTTGTTGAGGTGTCAACATCCCGAGCGTGACCGTTGAGGGCACAGGGACGGTCTGAAGGGGCTCTGCGTTGCCCTGTACGCCAGTGATCGCCCATAGAGCGCACAGGCCATAAGTGCCGAATGACAAAAGTAGAAATCGTTTAAGGTTCATTTAGTAGTCCTCTGATAGGTCCGCAGCTGATTTGCGGGTGCTGAAAAAGCCGTCCAGCATCGGGTTGTTTTGCATGATCTCTCGGGCCAAATAGGCGCGGTAGTTGTTGTTAAATTTGAACTCACTGTTGGGGTCGTAAGTGGTTGAGTGCTGAAACCGTAAAACTTCTACGAGTGCGCCGATGCCGTAGTGGTTGTGGCCGTTGTTATAAAGGGCGTAACACATTTTGGTGAGTCGTTCAATGACCCACGGGTTTGCCTCTTTGAAGGCTTCGTACTTGAGTTTCTCGGCTGGGACATCGAGAACGTCAAAAAGGGATTGTTGCATTATTCCTCCTGCGGTCGGGGTCCACCTATTGGGGGACGCACTTGGTTGCCAGTCATTTGACCGACTCCCAAGCCGATTGTCAAGGACCTAGCCGAAAATCTTGGCGAAAGCCTTTTCTATAGCGGTTTGGCTGTCCGCGATATTTGGTGCCAATTCAATGTGAGTCCAGTCTCCACCAGGTGTGCCAGCGTTCTTTTGTGGGGTCCAAGCCCTCCAAGCGTCGCGGTCGCATCGGTAGCCACCGCCAAACTTGGTGAGGTTCGGGATCGGGCAACCAACACCGTCATAAGCATGAATTTCCTCTATGCCCAAAATGTCGCGGTGAGCAAACAGGAATTCAACCATCGCTTTACGGGCGTCCGCGTTCTGTTTGGCGGTGCCTTTACCTTTGAGGTCCACGGCCCTCCACGTCGCGTGAACGCTCAGGTTGGCTGAGCCGCGCATCGGACGGTTGGCGTAGATTCCAAGCGATTTCATGCCAAAAAAATATTCCATGAATTCAACAAAGCGTTTCGTTCCGGGTCGTTCGGTTGGATGGTTGCCGTCGGTGTTGCCTGTGTACGGTCGACTAGTCATTGTGTTGGTCCTTGTCTTTGAGGCCGTTGCTTGCCAATACTCCACCGAGCAAGCCTAAAAGTGCCATAAATGCTGGTGCCAAAATACCGTCAATAAAAGAACTGTCGGTGGGTGATGGTTCAAGCGGTTGTACGACAAATAGAACGCCGTACAAGATTCCTAGCATTGAGATTCCAAACACGAACGACAAAGTCACGCCTACAACAAATATCAGTCGGGCTTTAATCTCGGAGTTGCTCAGTTTTTTCATGGTGTGGTTGCTCCTATTGAGGTGTCACATCGTCGTCCTGTCGGTTCGGTTTTGCAGGTGTGTCGAGTGCGGTCGCTACACCCTGTAACGACAAACATCAGGGCCACAGCCAAAAGCGCAACAATGCCTAGCGTTTTCATTCTTCTATCGGTTCTTCTGTCCAGCCTGACGCCAATAATTGGGCGTATTCTTCGTCGGTCATTTCACGAACTTCGTCGTCAATTTGAATGTTTGGTTTTGTCATGATTAGTTCCTGTATCCGTAGATTTTAATTGTTCCGCCTGTCATCGTTCCCGCTAAGACTCCGATGGTGAAACCTGTGTACGAAGTTGCTACGCCGTGATAGCCGACAGAAGGTGTCGCAAAGGTCGTGTTCATACCTGACGACTGACTGAATGTGTATTTAGCCAAAAATGGGTTTTGTAATTCAATGTTTGCCTGAAGGCCGTTTGCGACAAAGGCTGATCCTGCTTGAAAACTTGTTGTGTTGCTTGCACCACCGACAAAAGCTGCACCGGCATAAGTGACACCAGAGTTGGCATAGTAATAACCAGTTGCTGATCCGGTTAATTGCAAAGTCAAAAAAGACTGGGCACTCGATGCTCCGCCACTGATGATGATTTTGTAGTTGTCGTAATCAGCCGAAAAAGCACCAGTAACTGCAACTGATGAAACTGCGTTACCTATTGTCTGTGTTTTGATAAGCCACAAGCCGATAGCGGACATCTGGGCCGCAGTCAGGACTGCGCCACTGGAAAAATCTGGGGGGGTCGTCATAATGTTTCTCCTTTACCAGCCGAGACGGTTGGTGTCTAAAATACCTGAAATAGAACTGTTTAATAAGAAATACGAATAGAATTCTAAAGGCGACAGATACACCGTCACATTTGTTTGCGATGGCGTACCACTAAACGACAGACCTTCAAGAATTGTTCCGACCGTCTGCAACGACTGACCCTGAGCCTGCCACTGCAAAGTTACATAGGAAGTCAAAACATAAAGGGTGTAATACATGAACTCAGTGAAAGCGGCCGCGTTGCAACTCACGTCATTAAAATCAACTTCATACCTCAGCGTTGCTGGATTGCCCTGCATCGTGCCAAGCCATTGGGCAAAACCTAAAGCCTGAGTCGTAGTCGAATCAGCAGTGCTCACCGTGTAACCACTAATCCCGTAAGCGGTCTGTGAAGTCGTATTGTCGTACAACTGTGCGGCCACAGTTTCAGGGGTGACGTTCACTTGATTCATAAAGTTGTCGCCCAAACCAATACGGCGAACATCGGTATACGAAATTTCGTTTGCTGTGCTACCAGTTCGTTTCAACTGCACAGTCGTACCACTCAAGGCCATTTGCGAACGAGCCTTGAAACCGATAACCGTTGCTCCAGCGTACAAACCGCCTTTTTCTGTGTTGTTTAAAACATTAAGGCGGTTAAGAATCGTGCCGTTATAGGTTCCACCAGTGCCACTGGCCGCCGAATCGCCAGCCACACTAGAATTAATCTGCGGGGCTGTAGGAAACAAAGCGTTAGTCTGTGCCGCCTGCGTACAAGTCTGAGCCGCTGTGTAGTTCATGTTTTGCAATGTGAACTTGCCAGCCTGAGCGAGAATATCTATGCACTGAATCGTTGCCGTGGACAGTCCTGTGTTGCCAGGGTAATCGTTGTAAGCGACTGTCGTAACTTTACCAGTCCAAGCAGGCTGGGCATCAGAGAACTGGATTTGAACTCGTGTGCCTCGAATAAACGATGCGGCCTGATTCGTGTTGTTCTTGATCGTGACCGAAAAGCCACCGCCTGCGTAATTGTCTAAATAATTTTCGCGTCCCCAAGTACCAGAGAACGAAAGCACGTCACTGGTAAAAACGGTTGAGCCTGCACCGTAAACAAATATCCAAGCGTGTTTAGCCATTACTGGACGCTCACGGGGAGTTTGCCAACATTACGGTTATACGCCTGTAACGCTCTGACTACCTCGTTAGGGTCTGCGCCTTGGACAGTGATGTTGATTGTGTTGCCACCCATCGCACCGTTGGGCGTGATGTTCCCAGACGACGACGGTGTAAACAACTCAGGACCGCGCTCACCCACAAGGTAGGAGCCACCCGGTGCGACAGGACCGCCGAGGGCTCTCGCGCCACCAAACCGCCGTTCCTCAATTCCTAAATTGACTCCTCTTCCAATTCGATCAATCAAAGTGACAGCACGATCTAATTGTTCAGTGTCAACAAGGATTCGAATCTGATTCTTTTCCGCATTAGTTAACGCCACCGTTTCAGCAATGGCTAAGACCATCAACTGTGCGTTAATCAGGCTTTCGTTATATGCATCAACTGCCTCTTGTGAACCTCCATACGCCTCAACCGCTTTATCTTTTAAGTCAGTTAACTGCTGTTTAGCGTCGGCAACTGCACTGTCAAGTTTCAGCGTGCCGATCAACGATTGCCATTTGAGATCGGTAATTGCTAATTCTTCGGCTTGATTTTCAATTGCAAGGTTCAGCAAGGCCACATCTTCGCGACTTTCTGCAAGCCTTGAACTGACATATCCGCTGTAGGCGTCACCAAGAGATTTTGCGGCTTCTTCTGCCGCTTTTGCGTTTTCTTCGTTGTCGTTAAATAAGCCTGATATATAGGAAAGAACCTGAGCAGCGGGTCCCTTCTTAAGTTGGTTTCCAAATCCTTCCCAACCACTAAACAATTCTTTCGTGTCATTGGCAAAGGTAACAAAAGCCCCACCAGCCGAAATAACAAAAGAGTTCCAAAGATCGCCAAGATCATCAATAGTGTCTCGGTACTCTTTTGCTTTTGCTAGTTCTTCATCTGAGATTATTTGGGCACTCGACACAGAATCTAAAGAGGCTTTGAGGTCGTCCGCGCCCATTTCAATAAGTTCAGACATTGACTGCCAGCCCTTACCGAGGAGTTGCGTCGCGACCCTTGCTTTTTCGGCTGGGTCTTTAATGCCTTTGATTCGTTCAATGGTTTTAAGGAAAGTTGCGTTGACGTCTAACGAACCGTCATTGAGGTAGACAAGATCAACGCCGAGGTTTCGCACCTTGTCAGGGTCTGCACCAATCGTTTTATTGAGGCGACCAATCGCACCTTCAACGGCGTCAACAGGAATGCTAAGGTCGCCCGCTACTTCTAAATATCGTGACGCGTCCTCAACCGATAATCCTGTTGCATCAGCAAATTTGCCTGACGCTAACGCAATGTCTTGAAACGCTGTTATTGCTTTTGTTGCGAAAGTACCAAAAGCCGCGGCACCTGCAAGAGCAAGGTTTCCCGCGTTGGCTTTGACGGCATCTAAAGCGACATTTGCGCCAGCCTTAAACTTGCCCATCCCACCTTCAGCATCAGCAACGGCCGTCTTAAAGTTACCGAAAGCGGCTTTAGCAGCTTTAATCCCTGAGTCTGAGAACTCGGTAAGAATCGGAATGTTAATTGCCATTAGCGGTTCACCTTCATCAATTCTTTGTTTGCTTCAAAGATTACCTCTTTGATAACAGGCTCTAAGGCTTTTTGGAAGTCTGGGATCGCTTTTTCGCCACCAGCCCAAACCATGCGCGACGGACCGCGACCAATCTTTTCGTTGAGGACACCAGCAAAGTTTGGGCGAGCACGCGGACCACCACGGCTTCGATTGCCACTTTTGCCAGCCATGTCTGCGATCGCGAGAGCCGCGCCTTTGGTGCCGACAGTGATCGTTCCGATGGTTTCATATTGAGCACCTTTCGCGATATTGCGTTTGCGTGCTTTTCGAGTGTTGGTCTTGACAACGATGTTGCGGGTCTGACCGTTTTTCCACCCGGTACGCCATTGCCCATCCATGCCTCGAGTTGGGGACGATGACGGCACCAGCGGTGTGATCGCGTCAACAACGACTTTGCCTAATTCACGGATCTGCTTGCCGTAAGCGCGACGCAATTTAGGGTCAATGGAATTGATCGTTCGCAACGCCTCTTTAAGGCCAGTTGGTTTTAGATCAATTCCCAGACTCATCGTTTGTGTTTCGCTTTCTCGTTTTCCTCAACAAGCAAACGAACCATCTCATCCACAACCGACGCTGGACACTCCATCAAATCCAACGGACTGATGCCTGTCCTAATTGCCAGTTGCGCAATCAGGTTGACTGCGCGTCCTGCTTGGGTTTCTCTTTTGGGACGAAAGTGATGTCCCCTACCAAATTGAGCCACTTGGGGAACACTTCAACGACCACGCCATTTGAGCGGACCGCGTCCCATGCCAACCAAGCCAAAGCCTTGAATTTCATGTTTTCTAAAAACTGCCCGACGGAGAGCTGCGGATGGTGGTCCTCCCACCTGCACGCCACACCATAAGTGATGGGTGCCTCGTGTGTTTCTCCGTCGAGCATTTCTACTCGTAACGTCATACCAATCATGTCGGGGTCCTTTGTTTGTGTTGGTTAGATCAGGCGGTTGCGCGAACCCAAGTGCCGCCAGTGCCCGTGAGGGTCATGGTGTCAAGGGAGCCCACGGTGCTTGAGACTGGCATATAACTGGAGATCATCATATTCGAGATCGTCCATTGGGGGTTTCCGGGTGCGGCCGCGCCACTGTCAGGTGTAACGATCACAGTCGTGTCGCCGTCGCCGATGAGGTCCTGCAAGTAAAATTCCACTGAGGTCGCGCCGTACTCCAGAAGGACGGTTGCCGAGAGGCTCACGGTTTGGAGCCCCGCCACGAACTTGTGGCCAGTAGCACCCATTGTGGTGGATTCGAGGCTGTCATAGCCGACCTCAAGGGTCACTGATGAGCAGTTCAAACTGATGTTGTGCGTTGCGATGGTCAGTTGTGCTGAGCCTTGGT